AGCGAAAAAGATCGGCGGCGGGAACTTTTCCGCTGGCGTGACTAAGCTGATAAATGAGTATGCTAATCGGACTTGACCCCGGTACAAATACGGGAGTAGCTATATTTGAGGACGGAAAGCTCACAAAGCTAACCACCTGGACGCCGATTCAGCTAATAACGCTGCTTCCTAGCCTTTCCGTTACAAGCGTGATATTTGAGGATTCGCGCTTGACTTCGCCAGTCTGGAGCCGGGGCACTAGCCAAGCTGCACGCATGAAGATAGCCCGGAATGTCGGGCAGGTTGACGCTATATGCAATTTAATATGCGCCATATGTGAAGAAATGAAGATCAGCGCTCACGGAATAAGCCCGAAGCACAAAGGGCGCAAGCTGGACGCTGAGACTTTTAACAAGCTGACGGGCTGGCAGAAAAAAAGCAACCAACACGAGCGCGATGCGGCAATGTGTGTTTTCTCACATGGTGGGATAAAAAGGCTTGCATAGTCTGTTTAAGTGTGTATAATTCTCTGCATGGTTAGCAATAAAGCTAATTAACACCAGGAGAATGAAAAATGAGCATCACTGTAAAAAACAACAGTTTTATTTTTGACGCAGATTCTGAGCTAGATGAAGCCAAAACAGTCGCGCAAGAATTGTTCGGAGACAGGTTTTCTTTAATCGGTCTGGGAGACAACATTTTCAAATGTGTACAAGAGGGTGACGGCGTGAACTGTTCTATATCAGCGTTGCCTGACTTACTCGAATGGTGGGATAACGATTGGAACATCAATCATTTCAAATAATTGCAACCCAGCAATAAAGTTTTTTAATAATAAAAACAGTGGCGCAAGCCCCTACAGGAGAATGAAAATGACCATAATCATTTTAGAAGACAAAGTAATAGACATGACGTGGGATGAGTTTGTAAGTGCTGCGGGGTGGGTATGACTGACCGTAAACTGATGCAGCAAGCGCTGGAGGCGCTGATAAAAGCACATCCATATTCAAACTCAAACAAAGACTTGGATGGACACAGCGAAGCCATCGCCGCACTAGGCGAGAGGCTGGCGCAGCCAGAGCCACTGCAGCGTTTTACTGACGTGCAGCAAGAGATAGAGGCCGCATTAACGCCAGAGCAAGACCCGGTGGCGTATGTACTTCGTACACTAAGTAGCAAGTCAATCAGTGATGAAATTGCGCCTACGGGATGGTCAACGTTTGAAAGCAAGATTGAGAAGTTACGCGCCGATCCTTGGGTACAGAACGGTATTGCTGAGATTGTTCCGCTTTACACCTCCCCACAACAGCGCGAATGGCAAGGACTGACAGACGAGGAGATTCAAACGACATGGGACAGCGTAATGGACGGTGCTGTTTCTACTCGCAGGGAAGTTTACAAAACCATCGAAGCTAAATTAAAGGAGAAAAACACATGCAAGTAAAAGAGCTTATTGAATCACTAAAACAAATGCCGCAAGATGCATATGTGTGGCACTTGTGGGACGGTGAGGCTCGGACACAAATAAAGCATGTATGGCTGGCACGTGAAGGGCGCGTAATTACAGCAGATGATAAACAAGTGTGTTACACGGGCAAAACACGTCCCAAAGGATCGCCGACCGAGAAAAAAGAACCATATTGGAAAACACCAGTATCAAAGCCGGCAGATGAAGATGATAAATGGTATTAGTCACACACTAAAGGAGAAAAACACATGAGCAAGGAACGGAACCCGCGTCCGGTTGGGCGCGATGTTGAATTTTGGGATTACGGCAAGCACGAGCTAGATGGGCATCAGCAGTCCGGTGATATTCACGGGAAGTTCTTTGGCACTTGGCTGCGCCGGCACGACAAGATGAATATTATAATTTCGTTCGGTGACGAGACAAAGCGCTATTGGCTCCAAATGGGGAATTGCTTTTACGGCAATTATGCAACCCTGGAACTGGCGGCGATTGAAGCGGACAGGCTATTGAGTGCTGACCTCGCCAATAAACCGAAATGAAGGAGAAAAACACATGAAACTTTACGTTGAAGAAAACTCACACGGCATGACCCTGCGCGACTATTTTGCAGCGAAAGCTATGTCAGCAGTCATTACTAATAGATTGGAAGAAGCAAGAACATCAGGCAACACATATAAAAACCCGACACTTTCAGAAATTCTTGCTGAAGACTGCTACATCGTTGCCGATGCTATGTTGAAAGCAAGGGGGAATAAATGACACGAGACAATATACTCCGCATGGCAGACATAATACGCATGGCAGATGAGGCTAATATAGAAACATTTGAAGAAGAAACTATGCGCTTCGCCGCCCTTGTCTACGCAGCAGGAGCCACAGCAGAGCGTGAAAAATGCGCAAAAAAGTGTGAATCATACATAGCTGCCGGAATTGGTAAGGAAATGGCAGACGCAATAAGAGCAATGAGCAATGAATAACTTTGAAAACATATGGAATTTAATGGAAGACGTGCAAATTGCCGCTGAAAGACACAATTTTGGCAAGCAATGGGCAGAAATGCTTGAAAAAAAAGATTATGATTCTTTGAAAGAAGCAGAACGCGCAGCAGAAAAAGCGGAGTCAATATGTCGTTATCTCAGAGTTGCTTTGATCTGGAAAGCTAAAGAAAGACTAGAGCTAGAAACTCAGGAAAGACTATGGAAAGAACGAACCCAAAAGGCTACTACACTGAAAACATAAATTTTTCGGTTGAGTTTTACAATTCAGCGTGGATAATGAGGTGTAGATTCCAACAAGACGAGTTAGCGAAAACGCAAGAGCAAAAGGACGCAATTGATTACTGGATAAATTCAAACAAGCGTAAATACAAAGAAATGCAAAAACAGTAAAAAAGCGTTATTTTTCATACTATTGCACTATTTTTGCGATTGTGTAGAATAAGAGCATGAGTGAAAAAATATCAAAATCTGGCCGAGGTGGGCATAGAGCTAACGCAGGAAGGCGTAAGGGAAGCCAAAACAAGCTTACTGCTGACTTCAAAGAGACAGTACGTAGACTGCTAGACGAAAACAGCCAGAACGTCCAGGAATGGCTTAATCAAGTCGCCACGGGGTCACACGGAAAAGACCCGGCACCTGAAAAAGCGCTAGATTTGCTATGCAAGCTGGCAGAATACGCAGTGCCGAAGCTGGCCAGAACCGAGATGGTCGGAGACGAAAAACAGCCGCTACAAAAAGTGATTAAATGGGCGCAGGACTAGCCCGTGAAATAATCATCCCCTATTCACCACGGGATGCTTTCAGGAAATTCCACAAACGCACTGAGCGCTGGGCGTGTCTGGTAGCACACCGGCGAGCCGGAAAAACGGTGGCGTGTATCAACGACCTGATACGCCGGGCATTTTTAGACGGTAAAGCAGAAGGACGTTATGCCTACATTGCCCCGTTTTACCGACAAGCAAAAAGCATTGCCTGGGATTACCTGCTTAAGTTTTCTGAGCCGGTCAGGGTAAACGCCAACGCTTCGGAATTGTGGGTAGAACTGCTGAACGGAGCCAGGATTAGACTTTTCGGCGCAGATAACCCGGATTCATTGCGCGGACTGTACCTGGACGGCGTAATACTGGATGAGTATGCAGATATGCGCCCTAGGGTATGGGGTGAGATTATTCGACCCTTATTGGCTGACCGGGAAGGCTGGGCGGTATTCATCGGAACCCCCAAAGGTCACAATGGATTCTACGAAATATGGCGCACCGCACAAGCCTCGGATTCTTGGTATGCGGCAAGCGTAAAAGCTAGTCTGTCGGGCATATTGCCTGCCAGTGAGCTATCCGACGCCAAGCACGGAATGACTGAGGATCAATACGAGCAAGAGTTTGAATGCTCATTCGAGGCGGCAATTCTTGGTGCGTACTACGGCAAAGAGCTTCGGCAGTGCGAACAGGCTGGGCGCGTTACGACTGTTGAATATGACCCGAATATCCCGGTTTATACAGCCTGGGACTTGGGTTATCACGACGATACGGCAATATGGTTTTATCAAGTCACGCATACCGAAATACACTGCATAGACTATTACGCAGCTTCCGGGCTTTCTATTGAAGATTATGCAAAGGCGGTAAATACCAGAGGCTACCGATACGAAAAACACTGGCTGCCCCATGACGCAAGAGCAAAGACGTTGGCAAGTGGCGGCAGGTCGATCATTGAGCAACTGATTCCGTTACTCGGCGGCGCTGGAAAGCTTGCAATTGTGCCTAGTCTTAGTGTTCAAGATGGCATTCAAGCGGTTCGATTCATGATGCCTCGCGTGTGGTTTGATCGGGAAAATTGCGGCGATGCGGTAGAAATACTTAAACAGTATCAGCGTGAATATGACGAAGATAAAAAGGTATTTCGAGAGAAGCCGAGGCATGATTCATCGAGCCACTGCGCCGACGCTTTCCGTATGCTTGCTTTAAGTTGGAAGGAAAACAAGCCGAAAAACCCTGAAAAAGAGCCGATTTTTCACATAAAAGCCGGAAATAATGGGATAATAACCGTGCCGCTGGATGAGTTATGGCGCGAAACACCGCGACGAACAGAAAGGTACTAATGAGCGTTTTTATTGTATCCACAAACGAAACCGTAAGGCTTGGAACTGGTGCCGTACAGCCTGCGGACGCTTTTATCAACGGGATTTTGGCTAACGGCGACCTGAACCGGGCAATTGCGACTGGTGGCGACGAATATGCCAACGGGCTTTTGATGACTGACGCCGGTCAGATTCGATACTTTGACGCCACTGCTGGACTTGCGGTAGATGTAGTCTGGTCTAATGGCCTCCCCCGTGCTAATAATGGCGCTTTATGCGTATCTACCGGGGCAATAGAAACATATTCAAACGGCACGCCGATGGTAGCAAACGGCGCGGTTAGGGTGGAGATAGTACCTTGAATGCACTTTCAATTAACCCGGTTGACGCTGCACAAAAGTGGAATGCAGAGCTAAAACTTGCCAAGCGCGAAGATGAAAAATTTATCGAGCGCGGCGATAAGATAGTTAAAAGATATCGAGACGACCGCGCCGGCTGGGCTACTAGCGGGAAGCGCTTTAATATATTGTGGTCGAATATCCAGACCATGATTCCAGCGCTGTACAGCAAAACGCCACGGGCAGAGGTGGCCAGGCGCTGGAAAGACTCCGACCCGGTTGGACGTACCGCTTCAGTGATTCTTGAGCGCTGTTTACAATACGAGATTGACCATTATGGCGACTTTGACAGCTCGATCAGGCTGGCAATAACTGACCGACTGCTGCCTGGCAGGGGCGTAACCTGGGTGCGTTTTGAGGAAAAAGAACAGGCAATGCCAACGGATGCCGCGCCAGGAATTGAGGGCGGCGAGGCGCAAATAACGCCGATGGCTTACAAATATGAATGCACGCCCGTCGATTATGTGTTCTGGAAAGACTTTCGATACTCACCGGCGCGAAGCTGGGACGAAGTGACGTGGGTTGCTCGCCGGGTGTACATGAGCCGAGCGGAGGGTATTAAGCGGTTCGGTGAAGACTTCAAGCAAGTACCGTTAGTCCATGAGCCTATTGGCCTCGACGAATTACAAAAGAATGGTGTCGAAAGTGAAAACCTGGACGACATGAAAAAGGCTGAAGTCTGGGAAATCTGGTGCAAAACGTCGAAAATGGTGTATTGGGTGGCTCAAGGCCATTCTAAGACGCTAGACATTAAAGACGACCCTTTAGGCTTGGATAACTTCTGGCCATGTCCTAAGCCTTTGTTTGCGACGCAAACCACTGACACGTTGGTGCCGGTTGCTGATTTTTCGCTATACCAAGACCAAGCCGAAGAAATCGACATGCTGACAAACCGTATCGGTATGCTAGTCGAAGCTGTTAAGGTCGTTGGAGTGTATGACGCAAACCAGCCAAGCGTACAAAGGATGTTGTCTGAAGGTGTCAACAATACATTAATCCCAGTCGATACTTGGGCGGCATTCGCAGAAAAAGGCGGTCTAAAGGGTGTTGTTGACTTCCTGCCGCTGGAGTCTGTATTACAAGCATTAGCACAATGCTACAACGCCAGAGAGCAAGCCAAGCAGGTCGTATATGAAATCACCGGCCTGTCAGACATCATCCGAGGCGCTTCGATGGCCTCGGAAACTGCTACCGCGCAACAGATCAAGAGCCAGTACGCAAGTCTGAGATTGAGGCGACTACAAACAGAGGTAGCCTTGTTTTCCTCTGAGATTCTGCGAACAAAAGCACAGATTATGTGCGACTTTTACTCGCCACAAACACTGTACGAAATGTCAGGTATCGGCGGCACTCAGGATGCCCAATACGCTGAACAGGCAATAATGCTACTCAAGAGTGAACCGTCCAGGGGCTTCAGAATTGAAGTCGCGGCAGATTCTCTAGTCGAAATGGACGAAGCCACGGAAAAGCAGAACCGTTTGGAGTTTCTAACGTCAGTAGGCACGTTCATGGAGCGGGTATTGCCGGTTGCTCAACAGGTGCCGGAGCTTGCCCCGCTGATGGGTGAGATGCTCATGTTCGGCGTTCGGGCATTTAAGGGTGGGCGGTCGATGGAAGCCGCTTTTGATTCTGCGCTGGCAAAACTAAACGAACCTAAGCCACCCGCAGAACCGCAGCCAGACCCGGAGCAAATGAAAATGCAGGCCATGACGCAAGTTGAGCAGACTAAAGCGCAGATTGAGCAGGCCAAACTACAAACTCAAGGGCAAATCGAGCAAGCCAAGCTGCAAGCAAGTTTGCAGATTGAGCAATTCAAAGCAGGACAAGCCCAGAATCTCGAAATCATGCGCCAGCAGGCTGAAACAGAACGCGCAGAAATGAAAGCCAGGATTGACGCTGAAACTAAAATCACAATTGCACAAATGACCGCGCAAGCGGCAGAAAAGCCAGCGGTATCAGTACAAATCGAGGGCGAAAATCATTTACAAAAAGTTGGCGACGAAGTAAAAATGATGGCAGACCAGGCCGCTAACATATTGAGCGACCAACAAAACAACATGGCGCAAGCTGTAGCAATGTTGGCTGATGCGGTCACTAAAATGAACAAGCCGAAGCGTAAAATTGTGGAGCGTGGGCAGGATGGTCGAGCGATTGGCGTCATTGAAATAGAAACGGATTAAATATGGCTGTTAATTACAGAGCATCACTAAAAACAACGCGCATGACTGCGGCTAGGGATGATATTGATTCTGGCACCGGCGCTGGTACGCTGGAAATATGCACATCGGGCTATGCTTTGGTGCTGGCTACGTTCACGTGTAATGACCCATGCGGCACAGTAAGCGGAGATGTTTTGTCGTTTTCTGGACTTACGAAAACGGCGACTGCCGGAAATACTGGAACTGCCGTCATTGCTCGGTTCAAGAACAGTCCAGGCACGGACATTGTTACCGGCCTGACCGTTGGAACATCCGGCACTGATATTATTATCAGCCCGTCAACTACGATCACATCGGGGCAGACCGTCGAGTGGACGGCTGGAAGTATTACGCATAGCGCATAAGGTGAAATATGTCAGATAACGTAATTTTGCCGGGAACAGGGGAATCAGTCGCCACTGATGATATTGGCGGCGCTCAATATCAGCGAATCAAAATAACTGATGGTCTCGCAGATTCTACCGTTCCTATGCGTGTGCGTGACATTAACCCGTTGGCGTCCGACGCTGGAGCCATTGTTCGTCAAGCGCCGTGCGATGTTTGGTCGGTTGGATTTGCTGCAAGCGGTTCAAGCCTTTTGGCGACTGAACTCACTCAGCGGCGACTTGGCACTGGAAAAGGCGTCACTCAGGGTTCCAGCAACCTCTTAGTGACGACCGGCACGACGGCAAACAGTGAATTTCTAGCACGAAGCACACAATCATTTCGGGGTGCTTTTACTGCACGCGCTAAAACCATTTTAAGTCAGAGGATCGCTAACAATAACTT